ATGACCATCGTGCAGTTCGGAATGCAGTTGGCCGAGGAATGCACATCGATACCGCTGGTGACGCAGGGCCAGAGCGGCGAGACATCACCCCAGACGTTCGGCGCCACGCAGTTGCAGGACACCAACGCCAACCAGCTTCTGCGCTCGATCGGCTATGCTTTTGACGACTACATCACCGAGCCTGTCGTGCGGCAGTTCTACGAGTGGCTGCTGCTGGACCCGAACGTCCCCGACGAGGAAAAGGGCGAATTCTCGATCAACGCACACGGCTCAGCCGCGCTGGTGGAGCGCGCCATCCAGGACCAGACGATCGGGCAATTGGGGCAGGCCGCGGCAAATCCGATCTACGGTGCGGACCCGAAGAAGTGGTTCAAGCAGATGCTGCGGTCCAAGCGGCTCGACCCGGCTGACTTCACCTACACCGAGGAACAGCAGGCCAAGATTGACGCCACGCCGCCGGCTGATCCGCCACCGGTGGCCGTGGCCAAGATCCAGGCCGACACCGCCGCCAAGCAGATCGTGGCCAAGCAGGCATCGGACCAGCAGACCGTGCAGAACGAAGCACGCATCGCCCAGGCCGCGCAGGCGCTGGAAGGCGGTCACGTACAGAATGACGCCCAGCGCATCCAGGCCGAGCAGCACCGCACGCTGGCGGATGCCACCGTCAAGCTGCATGAAATTCAGATGAGGCATCAGTTGGCAATGCTGGACTACGCCAACAAGCATCAGATGAACCTGGATCAGGTGAAGGCAGCGCTCGCCAAGACGGCCATGACCCTGCAGACGCAGCGCGACCTCAACGCCCAAGACAATGCGGCAGATTCGCGCAACCGGCCAGAGCGTCCCCGCCGCGGCGCGCCATCGCCTGGTCAAATCCCAGGCAAGGCCGGCAATGGACGTGGATTCGAACAGGGTCCGCAGAAGTGACGGATAGAGAAATGGAAGCACTCCACGCACGTATGGAGGCAGTCGAGAAAGCTCTATCTGTCAGCAAATCCCAGATTAAAGAATTGTGTGATAAATTATCCGCTCTCTATAACCATGTTCATCGCGAAAATATCGAAGCACTGGAGGATGAGTTTCCAAACTGGCGCGATATTGTGGGGGCGCCGGATAGAGAAAATGATGGCCCAGACGACAGTGTTCCTTTCCGAAAGTGGCTCGCCGGAAAAAGTTCCGCCTATCGCCATCGGATCGAATCAACCAGTTCATCTGAGTTGATCAGTGAGGCGATCCGACTATTTCGTAAAGAACAGGGGCTGCCGAAGTGAGCTATTGCCCGAGGCAGTTCACGACATTGCCTACCCGGGTGCAACTCACGAAGACCGGCCGCGCCGCCCGATACGGCTGGTATCCGCCGTTGGCGATGACGCCCGCAAGCATGGCATTCTGCTGGGCGCCACAGACGTCATCATTCGACCCGCAGCATCCCGCCAGCAGCCCGGTCATGGTGACTGCTGCGACGAGACGGCACGCTGAGATTCTGATATTCCTGATGGTAGCCATGATCTGCGCTCCTGCGTGGGTGGTGGTGAGGGCCGGGGCGGTGTTGGTCGCACTGCTTCGGCCCGGCACACTAATCGCCACCGTTCGCCACATGCAAGGATTACCGGCATGAACACCGCCCGCGTCCGCATCGGCCGTGTCACCATGAAGAACGGCGGCGCCGATGTGCGCGTTCTGTATCGCGAGCCGCACGGAAAGATTATCGCCCGAGCGCGAGAATTGATTTCCAGCGTGCTTCAGGACCCCGAGCGTCCATCGGCCTTCGTCGGCGTATTTTTCTGGCGCGACGACAAAGAACCCTGGCGTCCGTCATTCAGCCTTGGTTGGGATACCGAAGATCCTAACCTTCCGCTGGCCCGACTTTTCCGGGTTGCTGCTTCTGAGATCGAGGCGATGGGCGCTGCGGTGAAGGCCGAGGATCGCGTGATGCGGAAGCTGGGTTATGTGACCGACGACGATATGGACCCCGCATCATGACCGAATTTCGTCTGACCGAAGGTGAGAAGTCCCACCCGCTTTGGTTGCGGTTGAAGGCAGAACTTCAGGACCGGCTCAGCCGCGCACGGATGCGCAATGATGACCGGATGTTGACCGCCATCGACACGGCCGCCCAGCGCGGCATCATCGCGTGCCTCAAATCAATCATCGCCCTGGACGCCGATCTTCCAGTGGTCAGCCAGCAGGATAAACGCTGATGGACATCACGATTCCACGCTGCGGCGATAAAGTCCTGCACCGGCCATCCGAGGAAACTTGGCTGGTGGCATGGGCCGAGGGCAATGACATCGCCCCAGCTGGATGGCCGAACTGCATGGCCCGTCTCTCTGACTGCGACGTGACATATCGCTGCTCTGATGCAGAGCACGCCAAGGCTGTCGATGACTGGAGATCCGTTCAAGACGATAGCCGAGGGCGTCGCGTCCTGCGGCTTTATGGAGGCGTGCATGTCTGAAACCCGCACCGACGCCGAGATCCATGCCGAGGAACTGGAAGCCCAGGCCGCTTTCGATTCCGGCGTTGAGATGGAGACGGGGCGCAAGACCAAGCTCCCCGATGTTGTCGATCCGGTTGCCAAGCCGACGCCCGTTGCGGTTGCAGAAACTGTTGCGAAAATCCCGGCGCCGAAATATATACAAATCACCGAGGAACAATTTGCAGCCCTCAACGCCGCCGCCGCCAAGACGGCAACAGTTGAGCAGCAGATGTCCAAGGCGTTCGGCACGATCGGCAACCTTCAGCAGATCGTGGATGGACTGAAGTCTGCGACCCCGCGCGGCCTGAAAGTCGAGATTCCCAAGGATGCCTTCGCCGCGATGGAGAAGGATTTCCCGGAGCTTGCACAACACAGCCGTGCGGCATTGGAAGCGACCTTGCGTGGCATCACCGGCACAGCGCCGGCGAGTGCCGAGATCGACCCCGAGCGGATGAAGGCCCTCGTCACCGAGCGTGTCATCCAGCTTGAGACCGAAGCGCTCGAGGACGTTCATCCAGACTGGCGCGCCATCGTGGGCGCCGTAGACATTTCCAAGCAGCAGCCGGACGCGAACAATGCGTTTCGGAAATGGCTCCTGACCAAGCCGGCCGCGTATCAGGCGAAGCTCAACGGCACGAATTCCGCCGCTGTCCTGTCCCGCGCGATCACCGCTTTCCAGGCAGAAGCCAAGGCACCAGCGCCGGCCCCGAATCTGAAAGATCAGCTTCGCCAGGCCCGCATCCAAGCCGCTGTGACACCGAAGGGCGATGGTGGCCGACCAGCCCCAACGCGCACTGAAGAAGACGATTTCGAGGCCGGCTTCAAGGCCGGTTAAACCCAACCGGATCGCAGCGCTGACCAGCGCCGCTTCCCACAGATGGAGTAGCCGTCATGGCGACGCAAAACTTTACGATGACTCCGGGCCGGATCAATAAGTTCAAGGGCCAGATCCTGTCTCATGCGGTGCCGATGGAAGTGCTCGGCCGCACCGGCCGGCAGATCCCGATGCCGAAGAATCAGTCCGACACCTACGTGGCCCGCCGCTGGCTGCCCTACGGCGCGACCGCCACGAACGGCTCCACGCAGAACCAGTTCTTTGCCAACGGCACTGGCGACCGCGGCAACGTCATCGTGCAGGCCCACCAGATCCAGGAAGGCGTCACGCCGTCGCCCGACAGCATCGTGCCGTTCGACATCACGGTGGTCATGCAGCAGTACGGCTGCCTCTACGGGTTCACCGACAAGACCTATGACCTGTATGAAGACGACATCCCCAAAGCGATGATCGAGCAGGTCGGCGAGCGCGTCACCTTCGTCAACGAAATGATCATCTACGGTGCGCTCCGTGCCTGCACGAACGCCTATTACGGCGGTGCTGGCACTTCGGTCGGAACTGTCGCCGGCGCGCTCACCCTGGGCATGATCCGCAAGATTGCCAAGAACCTGCAGGCCAACCACGGCCGGCCGGTGAACAAGGTGCTGAAGGCCGGCCCGAACTACGGCACCGAAGCCGTGGCCGAGGGCTACACGGTGTATTGCCACACCGATCTCGAGCCCGATATCCTCGACCTGCCAAACTTCACCCCTGTACAAGCCTACGCCAGCGGCACCCCGCTTCCGGGCGAGATCGGCAAATGCGAGCGCTTCCGCTTCATCACCACGCCTGACCTGCCGTCCATCCAGGATGGTGGCGCGGCCATCGGTGCCACCGGGCTGTATTCGACCACGGGCACCAACCTCGACGTGTACCCGTTCATCGTGACGGCGCAGGACGCCTGGGGCCAGGTTGCGGTGCGCGGCAAGGACAGCCTCGATCCGACCTTCCTGCCGCCCGGTGAAAAGTCGAAGTCCGATCCGATGGGCCAGCGCGGCTATGCCGGCACCATTTGGTGGAAAGCGGTGATGATCGAGAATCAAGGCTGGATGGCCGTCGGGTTCGTCGGCTCCAGGGTGCTCGTCTAAGCACTGATGTAACCGAGGGGATCGCTTGACAGCGGTCCCCCAACGAATGGAGCTATCCCATGATCGACACCATGACGCGCTTCCTCGAAGGGGTTGTTCCCCAGAAGGTGCGTTGGAGTCTGCGGAAGATTTTTCTCCCGACGATCGACCGCCTTTCGTCCCAGCCGCTGACCTCGGCCGGGCTGGTGATATCGGCCACCACAACCCTGGCGAAGATCGGCGCGGCGGATTTCTACGCCTCGGTTGCCGGTTCGTTGGTCAAGATCGCCGCCGGCACCAACATGCCGGCGTTGACCGGCTGCAACTTCTCGGCCGGCAACTTCAACGTGGCCTGCTTCTACGTGGACGGTGCTGGCACGGTGACGATGCTGACGGGCACTCAGGGCGCAACGCTTGGCGCCGTGAAGTTCCCTGAGCCGCCGTTCAACAAGGCGCTGGTGGGGTTCCTGATCATCACCTACGCCTCGGCGTTCACTGGCGGAACAACGGTCCTGTCGACCGCCACAACCGTCTATGTCAGCCCGCTTGCCGGGTTCGACCCCACCGCCCTCACCGGCTGACCCAAACCTGATTCGAAAGGCACACGACAATGGACTCTTTAGCATTCGCCCCAATCACCGCCGCGCTGACCAAGGCGGGACTGGCCGCCGGCACCACGACCACGCTCACACAGGCCCTCGCCGGCGGCGCCACGGCCAACATCATCTCGATCCGGGGGAAGATGTACTCGGTGACCGCGCTGTCCAACACCGCGACCCCGACCGCCGATTATTCGACCGGCAAGGGGTTCCTGCCGATCCTCGCCAACCAGGGCAGCGTGTTCCTGATCGGCTTCAACGCCGCCGGCGCACTGAAGGCCATTCAGGGGCAGGTGGTTTCGC